CCACGGCGACGCTGGCCCCCACGGCGACGCTGGCCCCCACGGCGACGCTGGCCCCCACGGCGACGCTGGCCCCCACGGCGACGCTGGCCCCCACGGCGACGCTGGCGATGCTCACAGTGGCGCAGTTGCGCAAACAGTGTAGACTAGCAGGGTTAAAGAAAGAAGCACGTAGTGGTAAAAAAATAGATTTAATCTTGGCGCTAACAAACTAGAAAATAAAAAAATAAAATAAAAAAATAAAATAAAAGCGAACCCTACTAGGGGATTTTTTAATGCCAAAAAATAAAAAACAAAAAACAAACAATAAAAAACAGAACACAAAAACAAAAAACAAACAATAAAAAACAGAACAGAACTAAAAACATAAAATTACAACGGGTCCCTTTTTAGATCAGATAACGGGGATTAATTCTATCCGCAACCATTGTCTACTTACCCCTAGCACAGCGTTCCAAGTTTTTATATCAATCAATGAGACAAGATACTAAATTTTTAACATTATCGAAATTTCGCGTAAAACAAATGAGACTCATTTGATACTAAACACGATTAAATCTCTTGTTTTTGAATTAAAGCTGAAAATTTCAGTCATAGCAAGGGATTTGAGTGTTTTAAGGCAAACTTGCACCATCCTTTAGACCTAGCTATACTTGCCCTTAGTTGCCTCCCAAGGTTGGCCTTAATAACAAAACAAGAGGCCGCCAAGCGACTCAACAGGCACCCTTCAGCGGTAACAAAACTGGTTCAAGATAAAGAATTGCGCACTTATATACTTCCAGGCAAAAAACGTGAAATGGTTGATGAAGATGATGTAGAAAAAGTACGAGCCTTCTTGCAGCGCGGAGCAAAATTTACCCCATTTGCACATAGAAAGCCAGATAATCCTCAATCTTTAAAGCAAATTGAACCAAATGGGTCAGCTTTAATTATGGAAAACAATCAGCAGCAAGAAAGGTCAAAGCGTAAAATTTCAGAAATAACCGAAGACGATTTTTCACTTTTTGACGATCAAGGTCGTCCCGACGCTCAATCTTTACGCGCATGGGGTGAGTACGAAAAATCTCGAACTCTTCAAATTCAACGTCTTGCCCTGGAGGGCGAGTATGTTAAAGTTTCAGAAATTAAACCAGCCTATGACAAAGCTTTTGCAACTATAAAAACAGGAGCTTTAGCAGTTCCGAGTCAACTTAAAGCTCTTCATCCAGAAATACCTCAAGAGCAATTGGATTCACTTGAAAAACTTCAAAGACGAATGCTTGATAGAGCAATAATGGAGTCTACTAATGGCAATTAAAAGCGCAAGTAGCTTGGTAGCTGAATCAATTTTATTTGCAAAACCACCCGAAAAGCTTTCAAACAGGCAATGGGCTGATAAGTATTTTTATGTAACAAAAGGCGAAAGCACTGGTAAATGGGAAACGCGACCATATCAAGAAGAAATTTTAGATTGTTGGTCTAATCCGTTTGTGTGGCGAACTTCCTTGATGAAGTCGTCTCGCGTTGGAGCCACGACTCTAATCAATATCAATGAATGTTATCATTTGCATTGGGATCCATGCGATTCTTGCACGGTACAGCCAACAACAGGCTATGCAGAACAGTATAGCCGTGCAACTTTTAATAGGATTATTGAAAACAATCCAGAAATTAAACAATTATTTGCCGCCTGCAAGCATCGCGATGGAACAAATTCCATTCTTGAAAAATATGTAAATAGCGCTTCAATGTCTTTTCTTGGCGCAAACAGCCCCAACGGTTTTCGTGGCTGGTCTTATCGAGTTGCCAGAGCAGATGAAACTAGCGCCTACGAAGCTGGTGGAGCCGGTAAAGAAGGAGATCAGATCGAACTTCTGCTAAATCGTACCATTGATTATCACAATAGATTATTTATTGACGCAAGTACGCCAACAATTGAAGGTTTTGACAGAATCGAAGCAGCTTTTAAGTTGGGCGATCAAAGGCATAGGTTTTTGCCGTGCCCTCACTGTGGGTGGTATCAAACCTTATCCTCAGCCGCATTTACGCCAGGCGCCAAAAAAGACGCGCCAGGTGGTTTTTGGTGGGAAATCGGAAAACCTCAATCAGTAGTTTATATCTGCGAAAAATGCGACCAACCAATTAAGCACAGCCAAAAGTTTGAAATGGATAAACTTGGCGAATGGCGACCTACGGCTCCACCTAACTTTGCCCCAGACGGCAGAGAGCATAGAAGCTATCACATTTGGGCAGCAATATCCTATCAAGCTAATGCAAGCTGGGCAAACATTGTCGCTGAGTACGAAAAAAATCACGCATCAGCTCAAGGACTTCAAGTATTTATCAATACTTGGCTTGGGCAAACATTTAGGGAGGATGCTGCTACAAGATTAACAGCGGAAGGGTTGATGGGCAGACGTGGCTCTTACCCCAGCGGGGCCGTGCCGGACGGGGTAATGATGATTACAATTGGTGTTGATATGCAAGATAATCGAGCAGAGGTTTTTGTTTATGGCTTTGGCCCTGGGCAGGCAAGTGGCCAAGCTGACGCGGAACCGGAAAGATGGTTGATTCAACATGAAGCAATAATGCAACCGTACAACACTGAAGAAGTCTACAAACAGCTTGATACTTTTCTTTTTAATGATTACGTGCTTTCAAATGGAGCAAAATTAAAAGTTGCTGCCATGGCTGTTGACTCTGGGGACGGTGAACACGCTCCTTATGTCTATAGGTACGCAAGTCGCCGCGCCAAGCAGGGTGTAATTGCAACAAAAGGTATGTCTCAGGCCGGAAAGCCAGCTATTAACGGAGGAAGGCGAACCGAGTATAACATAAAAGGCCAACTTGACAAGAGAAGCGCTGAGGTATATCAAGTTGGTACAGATTTTATTAAAACACAACTTATGGCTCAATTACGGCATGACTTACAAGCTGGAGCGGGAGCAATTCATTTCCCAGGTGATACCAAAGAAGAATTTTTTGTGCAACTTGTTTCAGAGAGAAGGCATATCAATTCAACCGGAAAAGTTACATGGGTGCGGCAGCCGGGATTAAAAGCCGAAGCCCTTGACGGCACTGTTTACGCTTATGCAGCCTTTCGCCATGCTAAGAAAAAATACAATCCTTCAAAGATGTGGCAATTTCTTGCAAACGAGATTGAGCGCCTTGCTGGCAAAGCTGAACTTGTACCAGAAAAATCACCCATTGCCTTTGACCTCCTGGAGGGGCAGCGGTATTACTGAGGAAAGCTGTGCTATGATGCTGCAGCGGTAAGCGCCAAACCCTTAAAACCAAACACTTACGTTGGAAAAAACTGAAACCATTAAACCGCTCAGGCTGCTTGATACTTTCAGCGGCATCGGCGGCTTTAGCTTGGCCGCCCGCTGGGTAGGTGGATTTGAAACCGTGCAATTTGTGGAGTGCGATCCATTTTGTAGCTTAATCCTTCGTCAACACTGGCCCACTGTTCCAATTCACAATGACGTACATACGTTCCGCCCCCCCCCTGGCTCAGCAAACGTTATTTGCGCCGGATTTCCATGTCAAGATTTGTCAATTGCAGGAAAACAGGCGGGAATCCAAAAGGGTAACCGTTCCGGCCTGTTTTTTGAACTCATGCGAGTCATTTGCATTGTTCGACCTACATACGTTGTCCTGGAAAACGTCTCCGCAATTCTTGGAAATGGACTCGATACTGTACTTGGCCGTTTGGCCCAAGCAGGGTATAATGTTGAATGGTCATGTATTCGCGCATCGGATATTGGAGCCAAGCACAAACGAGATCGTTGGTGGGCTGTTGCCTACGCCAACAGCAACAGAAGAAAAGGGGACTTGCTCGAAAAGATACCTTGGCAGCAAGCACTACAAAGGGTCGAGAGTTGCAGAGGCTTTAAGGACCTCAGAGACGGACCCGCTTTTGGCACACCCCGCCTTTTGCGAGGCAATGATGGGCTTCCCAATAAATTGGACCGTTTGCGAGCAATTGGAAATGCAGTTGTCCCTCAGGTTGTCATGATTCCACTAGCGCGAGTATTGGAACTGCAAGGGCAGTTCGGCCCGTAAATCCTGCTATAATGTTACAACAAAGAACGTCTCATCTGGGCAAACCCAGGGAAGTCAGATTCCCTGGGTTTTTTATGCCGTTAAACCAGGCACCTGCTCCCTTCCCCAAATTAATGACTAGACTCTGCCAACACGCCTATTTGCGCCTCAATGGCGACAATCCCAAGCCAATTCAGAGCAGGGGATTCCATTTCCTGGACGGAATACGACGCACCAAGCGGGACAAGCGCAATTCGTGCATATTTGCGCACAAACTCAGCGTCTGGCGCAATTGTTGATGCAGTTGCAAATAGCGGAAACTGGATTTTTAACATTTCAGCTGCAACTACACAACTTTTAACGGCTGGAAACTATTTAGCGCAATTTGTAGCGACAATAACAGGCGGATCTATTACTTACCGCGAAGAATCGTTTACTGTATTACAAAGTCTTGTTTTTTCTGGAAACCCTACCGCAATAGAAACCCGTAGCGCAACACGAATTAGATTTGATAAAGTTGAAGCAGCAATTGATGCTTTATCCTCGGGTGCTCAAGAATATAGAATTGGTATTGGCCAAGGCGGCAGAATGGTGCGTCGAGTTGATCTACCTGCGTTGATAGACTGGAGGAATCAATTAAAAGCGGACTTAGTAAATGAAGAACGGGCTACCACAATAGCCAGCGGCAAGGGCGACCCTAACATGCTTTACCTTCGGTTTCCATCTAGCTCTGGCTATCCTTTGACTCGCGGTGAGTATTAGAAATGGGACTTCGGACCTGGGTCAAAACACAATTAAAGGGATTTGGCTTGCGCCCTGCCCAGGCTCGATTTGAGGCAGCTCGCTCTGGCAGGCTGAGCGAAGATTTCTTGCGTCCCTTTACAAGTGCAGATGCGGAAATTAAATTTGATTTACAAACGCTTCGTAATTCTGCAAGATCGCTATCAAGGGATAATTCTCACGTAAAACAAATTAAACGTACATTCAGGATAAATGTTATTGGATCAAGGGGTATTCAACTAAGACCGCACGTTCAAGGGTTATCTGGAGACAAGTTAGACGATAAAAGGAATAAGATTCTTTTAGATGAATTTTTATTATGGTGCAGAAAAGATAGCTGCGACGTATCCGGTAGAAATAGTTTTTTATCATTTCAGTGGCACATACCATCCGCTCAAATAGATTCGGGTGAATTATTTTTTAGAATAGTGCGTGGTAAAAAGTTTGGCCGCAGCAAAGTCCCACTTGCCCTGGAGATGCTTGAAGCGGATTTAATTGACGTTCAATATAATGCTAGATCTGATCGCCCCGGCCATACCTGGCTAATGGGCATTGAGCTTGACGAGTGGAATAGGCCGACTCGATATGCAATTTTATCAAAGCACCCAGGTGATCAAGGCCTTGGCAGTTCAAATGCTGGAATAAGACATACTTTTGTCCCTGCTTCTGACATAATTCATGTTTACGGAATCGAAGAGCGAGTTGGTCAGCACAGGTGCGAGCCGTTATTGACTTCAATTATTATTCCCGCTCATAGCATGAGGGAGTATCAAAAGTCTCATTTAATCAAAAAGCGTGCTCAAGCAAATCAAATGGGTTGGATACAGACTCCAGAAGAGTTAAGCGGGGAATTAGTGGACAATAAACGTACCGTTGATTCAGAGGCAGGCATCTATAGGCGACTGAATCCAGGGGAAAATGTTATTAGACCGGACTTTGGCCCAGAAGATACCGTTTACCCAGAGGTCATTAAAGATTCATTGAGAACGCAAGCTGTAGGCACAGGCACAAGCTATAGTACAATTTCTGGCGACTACAGCGAAGGTTCTTACGCTTCTCTTAGGATTTCTGTATTTGAAAATCGAGATTATTGGCAAATGCTCCATACTGCAATTATTGATCAATTTTGTCAACGTGTTTATGAAGAATTTTTATATGCAGCAGTAATGGTTGGAACACTTCCGTCTCCAGCGTTTGACGATTATTGGTTTAGACCCGAAAGATATACCCATCCGAAGTGGCAGCCAAGATCGTGGGGGTTACTTGATACAAGTAAAGATGTTCAGGCTTACAAAGATGCAAGAGAGTTGCAACTTGAATCGCACAGCGATCAGATTAGCAATTACACTGGCGAAGAATTTAGGCGTACAATGGATGAAATTGAATCCGAAAACAAATACAAAGAGTCTAAGGGATTGCTTAGTCCAATTGATAGCCCAGAAAAAGCAATGCAAGTAAGTAAATCAAACTCAGCACCCCCGCCGATAAATCCTGCCTAAGCTTGGCATGATCATGTATTTTGCCAACAATGAATCACCGAGAACGCGCACGTGAGCGAGCGAATAGCACCGCTATGTCATTGGAAAGCGCTGCCAGTGGCGCTCCCCAGGCTGGCGTGCGCGTTCATCCTGTTGCTGAAAATGACGCAAGTGTCACAATCTCGATTATGGGTGACATTGGTTGCGACGTAACAGCAGAAGACGTTTTGGCAAGCGTTGCCCAAGCAAAAGGTAAACCCTTAAACATAAATGTATTTAGTTACGGCGGGGACGCTTTACAGGGTTTAGCGATTTACCAGATCCTAGCCTCTCACGATGCAAAGGTTACTACAAATGTTTTAGGTGTAGCTGCATCGGCTGGTAGCATAATTGCCATGGCGGGTGACAAACGCATTGTGCCGACAAACGCCGCTGTTATGATTCACAACCCATGGGCGGTAACAATTGGCAATGCAGCGGAGCACCGTAAGTCGGCAAACATGCTTGACGGTTTGCAATCTGCTTATTTACATACCTACGCAAGCGCAACTGGGATTCCAATTGAACAAATTAAACCTTACCTTGAAGAAGAGCGGTGGATCTACGGCGAGGAGGCCGTAAGTCTTGGGTTTGCTACGGAGGCTGGTGATCCCATTCCCGCCTTTGCAAGCATTAAGGCTCCGCCAACTGACCGTTTTAAGCGGATGCCTGACGACATCAAGGCTATGGCTGGAGTTTGCGTTGAGATTTGCGTAGAAGTAACTGATCCAGGTGCGCCAGCGGAGCCACCCGATGCACCAGAAATGGAAATCTCAGGCCCACCCGACGCGGTCCTTCAGCTACTGTCACCAGCCAATCCGGTCGCAAAAAAAGTGACTAGCCTTAACACCGAAGACCCAATTACCGGCGGAAAATCACCCGCTCTTCCGATGCCCGCAGAAGCCAACACTATCAAGGAGGCGGCTCAGCTCGAAGAGCGTGAGCGCATTTCATCCATTCGCGGCCTAGCAAAGCGTCATGGCCTTCCTGGTGACTTTGTTGACCACTTGATTGACAACAACATCAGCGTTGCCGATGCACGCGAGCAAACTCTGGAGCGATTTGCCAATGCTCGCCGCGTCGAAACGCCCGTGGGCGCTGTTTCTGATGCTGGCATGGCATCCATTGGCATGAGCCATTTCGAGGTCAAGCAATATAGCTTGATGAATGTCTTGCGCTACCTTGCCGACCCCAAGCCAGCCACAGCGTCTGCCGCTGGCTATGAACTTGAATGGAGCCAGCAGGCCGAAAAAAGCCACGCACGATCCGCTTCGGGCGTGATCATCCCGCATGAAGTCCTTTCCTTTCGCCCCCAAGCTGCCTCTATCGGCACTTTTTCCGCCGGTGGAGCCCTGGTAGCAGCCGACCGTCTTGACGGCAACTTTATTGAGCTTGTTCGCCAGCGCTCGGCATTTATCTCTTCTGGGGTTACAGTGCTATCCGGCCTTCAAGGCAATGTTGAGATTGGCAAACAAACTGGCAGGTCTACTTACTATTTTGTAGGCGAAGACGTTGACGTGACAGCAAGTGACCTCACCTTTGGCCTGGTCAATATGTCGCCTAAGACAATTGGCGCCAGGGTTCCGGTTTCTCGTCGGGCAATGATTCAAACCTCACCAGATGTCGAATCGCTGGTGCGGAATGATATTATCAACGAGGTCACGCTTGGAGTTGACTATGTAATCGGTTACGGCTCCGGCTCAAGTTCGCAACCGCGTGGCCTTTTGAATACGACTGGCATTGGCAGCGTAACTTTTTCGGGTGGCGCAACTGCCACCTACAGCACTCAACAGGGCGGCAGTACCGCAAACTGCGGAACTTTTGCGCAGTACGTTGCGCTTGAAACCGCTATTGCCAATGCCAACCTTGACGTTGGCAATATGCGGTACATAATGAATACCGCAACCCGTGGTGGCCTCAAGACCACGCTGCGGGACTCGGTTGCTGGCGCTGACTACATCTTCCGTGATAACGGAACCGTGAACGGCTATTCGGTTACGGCAAGCAATCAGCTCCAACAAAACGATGTCTTTTTTGGCAACTGGTCTGATATGCTGGTTGGCTTCTGGTCTGGCATCGACCTAGTTGTTGATCCATATACTCAAGCAGCCAAGGGTCAGGTAATCTTTACCGCTTTCCAGGATTTTGACGTTGCTGCACGTCGCGCTGATTCCTTTGCCTTGGGGACCTGATCAATGAAGTGGCTTGAAATTTGTGGCGATTGCTTTGTCAACGGGGATCCAGTTGCTACTGGAGCTATAATCTTCGTTGACGATGCCACAGCAAAGCAGCTCACAACCATTGGGCGTGCAATTGCTGCAGTAGAGCCAGTGCCTACCAACCAAGGGTGCCCAGTCCGGCCACCCGCCCCGCAAAGCACCCCAAAAGCGCAAGCTGTCAAACCAAATTCAATCAAGGAGGATTAACCAATGGCCATGCAGCCACGCAGCATGGAAGTGCTTCAGCATTTCCCACTTCATCCTGTCGCCAGCGAAACCGCAACCTTTACCGGCGCAACCACAAACATTGCCGACCTTCGGGCCCTGGACGGTGATATTCAAGTCATTCTTGATTCTGGTGCGGCAGCCGCAAACGGAACCATGACCGGACAAATCCAAGGCTCCGCTGATGGAACTACAAACTGGGCCAACGTAGCCGGCGGTGCGTTTACCGCTGTTGCGCAAACCGCATCCAAGCAAGTTTTAACGCTTAACAAGGATGACATTCCCAGGTACATTCGTTTTGTTGGCACTATTGCCTCTTCTGGCACCACTACCTATTCGGTAAATGGTTATGGGCTTGCTAAGTACCAGTGATCACTGAAGACCTTGATTTGTTTTTTGCCGACTTTGGCATCAGCTTTACCGCTGGCGCCATTTCCGGCTTATGTATTAAAAACATGGACGGGATGGGCATTCTTGATGACCGAGTAATGGACGCAGGCGATATTGCTTTAGGAAAAACATCTGAATTTGGTCAACTTTCTTACAATGATTTTATAGTTATTGATAATATAGTTTATTTGGTAAAAGATGCGCCTAGGCCAGTCGAAGACGGGGTATTTTCGCTAATAACGCTTGAAAGGTCCGAAGTTCAAGCTTCGATTATTACTATTTTAGACGGTGACTTCTTGTGACAATTTATCAATCTACGACTTATAGAATCCGCCAGTTATTCAGCACACTGGCGGTAGCAATCGCCAGTAATCCAGTGTTGCTAGAGGGCGAGAAATGGCTTGAAAAAGATGCGACCACCCTTTGCGCAACGGGCCGCAGCAAAACGGGAGACGGGATTCTTTCGGCCGACAAGGCCACCGTTACCGGAACGGCGTTTAACGATTTGCCGTTTGATCCTGGCGTCTATGGAAACCTCGGCACCGCAGCATCCCGCGACGTGCCCGCCACGGGCGATGCCAGCGCCACGCAGGTGGTCAAGGGCGACGACTCCAGGTTGAGCAACGCGAGGCCATGGTCTGCGCCAGTCTCAACGACCTACGCGGCCAGCGGCGCAATCTCCACGTCTGATCGAATCGCGCTGATCAATTCAGCCAGTGCTGCGGCGATGACGCTGGGCAGTGGCGCCACCAACGGCCAGGTCATGGTGATCAAGCGCCTCGGCGCTGGTTCTGTCACCGTCACCTCAAACCTGGATTGCGTCAGCAACTCAACCATCGTTGCTGACTCTACAACAATGAAGGAATCCGTAATGCTGGCTTGGTCTGCTAGCCTTTCCACCTGGTTTATTTTGTGAGGTAGCTATGCCAATTCTTGATAATTTTGTTCGTGGCACGGGGGAAACCAGCCCGTTTAATTTGAGCAACCACACACCTGACGCGGGTGGCGCGTGGAGTTTATATTCCGGCAGTAATTTTGTCATATCCCCCGATAGCTACGCCAGGCTTGCGATTGGCGGGACCGTTTCGGTTTCCCAGTGGAATGGCGATCCAGGTAGCGATAACTATGAGGCGGCGGTATCTGGGTTTTTTCGCAGCAGTGCTAATTATGCGACTCTTGCTGTTTGCACAAAATTAGGTTCAGGTGCCGGCATATTACATCGACTGTTTGCCAATGGGACTACTTTATACGTCAACATACAAGACGCATTTACCCCTTATACAGAAAGGGCAGGCTTAAGCGGAGTTCAACTAAAAACCAATAACGCTTACTTAGTAGTCGGTTCAGTATCCGGCACCACATTTACAACCTCTGTCAAAGATCTGGTAGGAGGCCTTTGGCTGACATCTGCCGGAACATTTAGTAGCGCTACCAGAGTCGCAGCAATTACAGCGACAATCACACATTCTGCGACGCGTGGAAGGATTGGGATACAAGATTATGTCGCGGCTACTGATACAACTGGTTCAAGTTTTGATGTTATTTCGTATGGTACAGTCGGTAGCCTTGGCATCAATCCTCCAACCGCAGTCACGCTAACTGGTCCAACATCTGGAACCATTGGCCAGGCATCGGCGGATTTCATGGTTCAAACTGATAACCCCCTCCAATCTGGATCTGTTATTGTCACCCCATCAGACGGTGGTAATGGAGGTACTTTTACTCCGGCAACAGTTACGCTAACATCGTCAGTTGCCACAGCAACATTTACTTATACGGCTGCAAGCGCTGGCACTAAAACGATTTCGGTTACCAACAATGCCAGCCTGACAAATCCTTCCAATATTTCATACGTTGCCTCGACCCCCTCACCTGTTACGGCATATACGTTAACCGGGCCGTCTACTTGCAATATAAACCAAGCATCATCAAACTTTACCGTTGCCCTTGGAAATGGGATTCTTTCGGGCACCGTTGCCATCACTCCGTCTTCCGGAGCTGGGGGCGGAACATTCAACCCCTCTTCCGTTTCTCTAACGAATGCCAGTAGAACCGCGATATTCACTTACACCGCCGCAAGCGCCGGCAGTAAGACGATCGCCACTACTAACAACGGCGGCCTTACAAATCCAGCGGCTTTAACTGTTACCGCGTCGGCAGACCAGACAATTTATTGTGATAATTCTAACATCGTTAAAAGCCCATCTAATTGGAGCATGATAGGTACTGCCGGCGCAATGTCCGCTGAGACCGTCTGGCCCGGCAGTTACATGAGGTTGCAATTCAATGGAACTGCCATCGCAATCAACGTCAATACAACCGGACTGTCCGCATATCCATGGGTTCTTACGCAAATTGATTCCCAAAACCCTACGATTGCCAAGCTGACAGCAGGACAAACAGTCATCAATATCGCAGGCCTTGCTGCTGGTAATCATGAATTAAATTTGATCTATCAGGCAAAGGATGATTACAATCAAGCAAATACATGGGGAGACGCGCAAAAGCTGGTCATTACATCGCTCCTGCCGTCTGGCGGTACAGGCGTATTTTCTTGTACCTCTCGGCCAAAAAGAGCAATCATCTACGGTGATTCAATTACTGCTGGCTTAGCAGTTACGGCGCCGCCTGGCGTTAGCACCGCAGTAAATATCAACGCTGCTACGGCTTCATACGCTAATCATATTGGCGTGGCGCTAAATGCAGAGTTTGATCAAGCCGGTTGCGGAGCTGATGGGTGGACTATTGCCGGCGTTGGAGGGTTTCCTGCTTTGCCCAACAGCTGGAACCTGAAAAAGCCGGGGATCTCGCGTAGCCTTGCTTCGCATGACTACGTTGTTGTGCTGCATGGCTATAACGATGGCGCTGGTGATATTGGCTCTAGTATTGTTACTAATTGGATCACCGCCGTTCGCGCAACGTCTACAGCTTGGATTTTCATCTGTGTTCCTTTTTCTGGAAGACAACGCGGCGCGATTACGACGGGAGTCGCAAACTATATCTCTGCCAACCCGAGTGAAACAAAAGTAAAGGTGATTGATCTTGGTTTTACGTTCTACCAGGCCGCCCAGTCGGGCTATTACACAACCGATGGCGTGCATCCAAATAGTTGGCAAGGCGGCCGGCTGGCGGCGGCCTATCTGGGAGGAATGGTGCAGCACATCGGGACAAGCCCTGCGGCGGCGGTGACGTATCGCGGGGGCTTCAGAAAAGCATGACTCACTTGCAGCTATGATGCAACCGCAGGAACCGGATTGAGGCCATGCTTCATTACTCAATCCTTATTGCAATCGCCCACCTGGCGCTGCTAATCACCATAGGGTTCCCAGTGGCATGGTGGCCCTGGCCCAGTCCTGTCACCTCCCCCAGGCCTTTATCGACGCCATTTCGCCTCCCTCGGAGTGACTACAATAACACCGAGAGCGCAAGAGTGCAGTGGTGGCAGATCAAACGCCAATTAGTCGCGATGTAACCCATTTCGACCTTGCGGTTACATTGGCAAAACTTGAAGGCAGCGTGAATACTATTGCCATTTTGTTGGACGAAAGAAACAAGCATTATCAAAGTCTTGAGCGAGATCACAACATACTTTCCGTAGCCGTGCAATCCCTCAAAGAGCGCCAAGCTCAAATAAACATATTAGGGCTAGTTGCCGTTTTTGTCATACCATTGTTGGTCACAATTTTTGCAATAAAAATTCCACTTACAACAGCCATAGACAAACGAGTAGACGCGGACATCGCTCGCCCGCACTGACTATCATTGCTTCATGGAAAACAGCATCTTCGTCGTTGACCCCGGCCCCGGTCACGAACCTCAGCCAGCGCTTTCTAGCGATTTGGCAAAGCCCGAACCGAGCCAGTCGCAACAGGCGACCCCTCAACCCAAGCCCGACAACCGCAAGCCAGCACCCCCGGTAACCTCCAATGGCGATTCGCTCTAAGCAGACCTTGATGCTCGTCAAAACTGGAGGTAACAACTATGGGGTTGACTCCAGCCCGACTGGTTCAAACGCTTTAATTGTCAACGATGATATTCAAATTTCCCCGTTAAACGGGCCCACGGTGCAACGAAACATTATTCGCCCATATCGCGGCGCCTATGAAACTTCGATTGCAAACGTACAATCCGGGATTACGTTTTCTGTAGAGCTAGCTGGCTCAGGTACGGCTGGGACCGCATCAGCAATGGCCGATCTGTTGCGAGCCTGCGCTACCGCTCAAACAATTACCGCAACAGCCCTAACCGGAACAGCAACAGCCGGTGCAGCCAATAGCATTACTTTAGCGGCTGGATCAAGTATGGTCAACCGCTTTTATTGCGGTCAAATTATTACAATCTCTAGTGGTACGGGTTCGGGGCACATTGGTCTAATTGTTGACTACGTTGGTTCAACCAAAGTTGCTACCGTTACCCCAATTACCACTACGTTTGTACCAGGGGCAAGTAGCGCATATTCAATTGCTGCTAACGTATCCCATCGGCCAATTAGCAGCACAAGCGGCGTAGCCGATACAGATTGCACAATCGTTTGCAATAAAGATGGTCTTCAGCGCAAGTTGATTGGCTGCCGTGGCACTTTCTCAATCAGCCTTACCTTGGAAGGCTACCCATCAATTTCATATTCAATGGTAGGGATTGACGTTACCGCTGCCGACGTACTTCAGTCCACCTACACTCTTGCCACGCCTGCCCAGGCTATTCCGCTGGTCTACAGGGCTGACAATGTACGCGCAACTCGATTTGCGGGGCAATCCGGCTGCTATCAAAGCCTTAGCCTTGATGCCGGTAACACCACAAACTACCGTGAGCTTATTAACTGCACAAAGGAGATCACAATTCCCGATGGCCAGAGTAGCGGGACCGTTGTTTACGAAGCCGTTCTTTCCTCCGTATTTGATCCATTTGCGCTTTCACTGGTAGACAACGCCTCACCCGGTCCACTAAGCACGGTCATCTATGGCCCAGCAGGAAATCGTGTTTCACTGGTTGTCCCTGCCATTGACATTGTGCAAACAACGATAAGCTCAATGAATGGATTTGAGATGTATAACACGAACTACAACGCCATTCCTTCGGCGCTTGGCAACGATGACTGGTATCTTGTGTTTGGCTAATGGCTGATTCAATTCGCGAAAAAGTCCTTAAAGAGATTTTTTCGCGAATCTCCGGCATTCCCGCATTCGCCAGCAGCGTTAGCGGACGCAGTCCCAATGTATTTCGTAGTAGGACTGAAATGGTGGCACGCAACGAAATGCCTGCGGCCATAATTCAGCCATTAAACGAGGACGCCACTCAAGTCGTGTCTTCATGCAAAATTGACAAGTCCTTAATGGTTGTCATTCTTGTCTGCATTCACGCGGATATTGCGGATCAAGCCGCAGATCCAATTATGACAGAAATACACAAACGTATGCTGCCAACGAGTAGCGGCTTTACAAATTTTGACCTTGGAGGACTGCCCGGCGTCCAGGATGTAGCCGAAGCTGGGATCCAGTTCAAGCTGGAGGGCTATGACGGCACGATACCGATGGGTTACGTCATCAGGTATCGCCATTCGCAAGGGGATCCAACCGTGCTATGATTCCTCGGCAATCCATTCCTTCCAGAACATGAAGATCACCAAAAAAACCAATCTGACCTATTGGTGGACAGGTACAATTTTTGAGCCAGGCGAAGATGGCGCCATGACTGAGTCCACAGTCAAGCTTAAGTTCAAGCGAGTTGCTCGCA